CCGCAGCAGGACGCGGGGCTTCACCTCGACCAGAGCATTGAGAGCCACGCCCTGCCGGGCCTCCACGGTCTGCGTGACGCCGTTGTCGTTGGTGCTGACGCTTTTCTCGTCGGTCATCCGGCCGAGCAGGTCGAGCAGGTAGGCCGTGCCCTCGTTGGGGATGAACAGGCTGCGCAGCTCGATCAGAGCGACCTCGCGGCTGCGGAAGCCAGTGTAAATACCCGGGGCGTCTGCCTCGGCGCGGTAGAGGATATTGCGGGAGAAGTCGGGCAGGTAGGTGGTCATGACCTCGACGCTCTTGTAGCTCTTGGCCTGCACCATGATGGTCGTGCCGACCTTCTCCAGCTCGGTGCGGATCAGCTTGCAGACGCCGTCGAGGCCGCTGACGCTGATGGCCTCGGGGCGGTCGACGTGGGGCGGGATCCGGGTGAGGTGGCCGTCCGTGTAGGTCTGGCCGCCGATCTCGAATGTTTTGGTCTCCTTCAGGCTGACGATTTTGTCGATCATTTTGGCGAGCATGGTGTTGTCCTCCTTGTATATGAATATTTATGCGCTTATGCGCGGGTGACGAGCTTGAGCAGCTTCGGGGCTTCCTGCTGCGTCCCGTCCATGTTCAGTTGACCGGGCACCTGCGGCACCATTTCGGCCACGACGAGCTCGCCGTTGTTGTCGCCGGTGACATAGAGTGAGGTGGCGACCGGGTTGGTGGCAGCGAGGGTGCTCTTGGCCGTCACCGAGACTTGGATCTGCCGGCGCTCGTCGTCCGGCGTCAGCTCGATGGTGAGGGTGATCTTGCGCTTGGCGGTGGCCTTGGTGTTGGGGTCGAGGATGTTCTGGATCACCTTGTCCATCTCATAGTCGACGCGCTCCTCGAAGGCGCCGCGGGCCATGCGCATGATGCTGTCGCGGTTTTCGTTCATGGGGTTGCTCTCCTTTCTGTCAGGCCCCGGGGCCGAGGAGCGTCATCTGCTCCGGCCCGGTAGCGGGATTGTCGGCCGGCGCGGCCGCGGTCTGGTCTGCCGCTGCGGTATGCACCCGGGCCCACACGGCCTCGGTGGCATCCGAGCGGGTGGCCTTCCTGCGGCCGACCGTCTTGAGGATCCCCATCTGCTTCATCTCGGTGAGGCGTGGGGCCACATAGTTGCGGTTGAAGTACGGGATCTCGCCGGCGGCGACGAGCTCCTCGGTGATCTCGCTGGCGGTCATCTCCCGGGCCCCGAGGGTCTCGAGGATCAGCCGGCAGCGTTTCTCCCTCTTTGGGAGGACGGCGTCATAGCTCTGGCGCCGGGTCTCCCGGGTCGTTCTGTCCATCGGTTTCCTCCTTTCTGGCGTCGGGTGCCGGGGCTTCGTCTCCCCATGCGTCCCATCCGGGAGCCGCCTCTCTGGCGAAAAGCTCGATCCGGGGCAGGTCGCCCATCAGCTCGACGATCCTGTCACGGGCCTCGGCCGGCTTGCGGCTGTGCTGCTGGACGGGCGAGAAGATGACGCTGTGCACGCTGGCGCTCATGCGTCTCGGCTTGCCCTTCACGGCGAGCAGGCAGATCTCCGAGTTGCTGCGCGTCCAGTTGCCGAGGCCCCAAAACAGGCCGGCGCCGGTCTTGTTCTGTTTTACCCAGTTGAAGGCGACGGTCTTGTAGGTGAAGCCCCACGCCTCGATCACCTCGAGGGCTTCTCGCAGCATGGGGAAGGTCGCCCACATAAAGAGGGCGCAGTCGCTGTTAGCAATCCCCCCCCCCCGCAGCTCCGACGCCCATTTTCTTGATCTCCTCGACCGTCATGGTGCCGTAGTGCTTCGAGGCGGCCGCCCGGGTGCCCCTGTTCTGGTAGCCCCACGGCGGGTCGGCGTAGATGATGCTGTACTTCTTGTCGGGGAGCGGGATCATGGCTGCACCTCCCCGACGATGATGGTGCTCGGCTGCTCTCGGATCATCTGCTTCAGGCGCTCGAGCTCCTCGGGGCTCAGGTCTTTCACGGTGATGGCCTCCGGTGGCAGCTTGTCGAGGAACTTCACGAAGCCGGCCACGACCGGCACCTTGTAGGGCTTCAGCTCGTCGCGGGTCATGTACTTGCGGCCGTAGGTGGCGGCCATATCCCGCCAGACGGGCCACGGGACGCGGAAGCACTCGGTCAGGCTCATGGACACAAGGACGAAGGCGACGGCGCCGAGCTTGTGGTGGTGTTCGAGGTCATCCCGCTGCTCCTTGGTCAGGCGGTTGTACTCGATGCGGTCGTCGTCGGTGTGCTTGGCCTCGAACACGACGGCCCTGCCGCCCTTGAGGGTGCCCTTGTAATCCGGCTGGGCCTGCTTGGTGTAGCAGGCGAGGAACTGGCCCTTGTAGTTTTTCGGGCCGAGGGGTTTCATGGGCTCCGGCGTCTTTTCGATCTTGGCGAGCCCCCGGTCGAGGTAGTAGTCGCAGGAGCCGGAGATCATCGCCTCGAAGTAGCTGCCGGCGAGCCGGGCCTGCTTGCCGCGGATCTGCGCCCGGATGTGCTTCTCGGCCTCGTAGGGCGTCGGGTCGTTGTAGCCCTCGGCGTTCTTCTTCGGGTTGTCCATGGCGATCACCCGCCGATCTCGAGCCGGCTGCCCGGGTTTTCCTTCAGGCGCTTGGCGAGGTCGATGATGACGCGGCCGTCCACCTCGATGCTGATGGGCCCGTGGTTGAGGTGCTCGTTGCAGCGGGCCATCGCTCGGAAGGCCGGCACCCGGATGATGACGCTGCCGGCGTCCTGCGGATCCTCGTCCCGCTTCTCGGCCTCGGGGATCTCGCTGATGGCCTTGAAGCCGTTGAGCACGGGGATCCCGCGCTCCCGGGCCAGCTCGATCTCGGCGGCCATGCCGGCGGTCGGGCAGTCGAGGCCGAAGGCCCACAGCTCGTCACACATGAGCACCAGCTCGCGGCCGATGCTCAGGCCCAGCTCGCGCTCGGCCGGGACGGTGTCGTCCATGAACTGCGTGAGGTAGATGTGCGGGGTAACAGGGATGCAGCCGCGCTCCACGGCGGCCCGGCTGAACTCCTTGGCCCGCTGGATGTTGTTCTCGTAGTCCCCGCGGCACGGGGAACAGATGTAGACCTTTTTCATGGGGTTATGTCCTCCTTATGCGTGAGCACTTTGGCCCATCGCTTCTTGTACTCGGCCGGCGGCTGCTTCTCAGGAAAGAGCGAGAGCTGCGTCGGCCTTCCTGCGTATCTCTGCTTGTTCCACCTTGGCTTTCCGGCCTTCTCGGCCTCCAGCGTCCAGCCCGTCGCCTTCAGGCTTGTCCCGGGCTCGCTCTGGAGCGTGAAGGTGATGATCTTGCCGTAGCCCTCGCGCTTCGCCCGACGGGCACAGGCGGCGTATAGTGCCGAGCAGGCGTTTCTCGTTCCATCGGTGCAGAGGCGCGTCACCTCGAGCGTGTTGCCGTCATCCAGCCGGCGGCCGGTTGGGCGTCCCACGATGGCGACGCCGCAGAGGCGGCCGTCCTTGAAGGCTGCGAGGCTCCATTTGTGCCCGACGACTCTGCCATGGTGACGGTGCACGGCCTCGACATAGGCGTTGGCCTGCTTCAGCGTCGTGGGCTTGACCTCGATCACCTGCTGCGCCAGCTCTGGCCTGTGAGGGTGATGGCCCTGCACATTTCCATGAGCCGGTCGATGGTGGCCCGGGCGGTCATGTCGTCCCGAGTCTCCCGGGGTGTCATGCGCTCGATCAGGGCCTCGGTGTCGTAGTTGGTGGTCACTATTGTCGGCAGGTATGCCTCATAGCGGCCGTTGATGATGTTGTAGATCGTGGAGATCGCCCACTCGGTCGGCGGCTCCTTGCCTATGTCGTCGATGACGAGCAGCGGGACGGTCTTGTAGATCTTCAGCACGCTGCCCTCGTCGGTGTCGCGCTTGGAGAATGTGCGCTTGATGCGCTCCAGCAGGTCGATCATGGTCATGCAGACGACCGGCCGGCCCTGCGCGATCAGGTGGTTGGCGATGGCTGCGGCGAGGTGTGTCTTGCCGGTGCCCGGCGGGCCTGCGATGAATAGGCCGTTGCGGCCGGGCTCGGGAGCCCCGGGCCGGGGCAGCAGGGTGTCGAAGCTGTCGGCGTACCTGCGGGCCGCTGCGGCTGCGCGCCGGTTGTCGTCGGTGATCTGGAAGGTCTCGAAGGTGCGCCGCAGGAAGCGGTCGCCCATGCCCGACTCGCCGATGATGCGGTTGATGCGCTCCCGCATTTTGCGCTCGGCCTCGGCCTTGCGCTTTGCCTCCTCCTCGGCGGCTTTGGCAGCCTTTTCCTCCTCGTAGGCTTTCACGGCCTGCGGGCAGGTGCACCGCTCGGCCCCGTATGGCGGCCAGATGATGCGGTCGCCGAACTTGAAGCCCTTGTGGTAGCGCATGGCCCCGCAGAACTCGCAGTGGACGGGGGCGGGGGTGTCGGGTAGGTCGGCGACGCGCTCGTCGTTGCTCCAGATCCAGCGGTCGCCGTCGTCACTGGTCGCCGTCGTCGTCTGCCGGCTTGAAGCCCTTGCCCCAGTCTCGGCCGGCGTCTGCATCCCGCTGAGGATCTCGCTGATAGCCTTCACCTGTGCTCACCTCCTCGCCGTTCTCCCAGTAGCCGCCGTTGAGCCATGTGGCCGGGTTGGGGATAAAGCGGCCATTATCCCGGCGCCACTGTTCGGAGTGCTTCTGAGCGTTGACGGCCTGCATGATAGCCTCATGCAGCTCGGCCGTCGGCTTGATTTTCCTCCACGCCTTGAGGGCGTACTGCTTGCCGACTTTCTTGGGGTAGGCGTTCCAGAACTCGTCAAACCTGACCTCGATGGGCGACTTCTTCCCCACGCTATCCCCCTCGGCTGAGGGGGTAGGGGGTGTTACTCTCCCTTTCTTTTCTCTACTCTGGTCTACTCTACTCTTGCCGCCGGTCGTTGGCGTGGCGTCCGGCGGTTGTCCGGCGGTCGGCGTATGGTCGTCCGGCGTATCGTCCGAGGACGAAGCGGCGGCAGCACGGCGGCGGGCCGACCGTTCTTTCTCGGCTTGCCGTTGGTCGATCAGCTTGCCGGCGTACTCGTACCAGTCGTGGATCTCGAGGGTGCCGTCCTCGTTTTCGTCGATCCAGCCGGCCCGGATCAGCGTATCGGCCAGCTTTTCGGGCTCTCCGTCCCACTGTGCCGCCCGGGCGATCATGCGCGGGGTGATGCCGGCGAGGTCTCCCTTGGGGGCGTTATCGAGGGCCCACAGCCAGAAGGACACGAGCAGCCCCATCATGTGCGGCGGGGTGATCTCGAGCTCGTCGGCTGCGTCAAATAGCTTGCGGTGGTCTTTGAGCGTTTGGTGCACTTGAAGCCATGCCACGGTCGTCACCTCCTTCTATGCGGTCGCGTGTCTTTGGCTCGTTTTCGGTCGGCCGCCGGTCGCCCGGCGGTCGTTCAGAATGGCAAGTCCCCATTGTCGTCCACCTCGGTGAAGTCGCCGGAGCTGTCCGGGTAGTCGGCGAAGTCGCCGCCGGTGTCCTGATGGCCGGCGCCTGCCCCGTCCTTCTTGCTGTCGCAGAAGTGGACAGAGGAGACGGTGATCTCGGTGGCCTTGCGGTGGTTGCCGTCCTTGTCCTCGTAGTTGCGGCTGGTGAGCTCGCCCTCCACGAGGACGAGCCGGCCCTTGGTGAGGTACTTGCTGACGAACTCAGCCTGCGCACGCCACGCGACGCAGTCGATGAAGTTGGTGATCTTCTGGCCGTCCTTGGTCTTGCGGCCGGTGTCGCTGGCGAGCCGGAAGCTGGTGATCGCCACGCCGCTCGGGGTGTGTCTGAGCTCAGGGTCGGCCGTCAGCCGCCCTTGCAGTCCTGTGTGGTTATACATCAGCCTTGACCTCCTTGCTGGTTATGCTGCGCGGCAGCAGCGTCGAGGGAGTTGCAGATCTCGTCGTACTCCTGCCGGGTCAGGGTGGCCGGATCCTGCTTCTTGTACTTCTCGAGGATCCGGGCGATGGTGCGCTCCTTGGTCATGCCGGCGGCCTCTGCCTTCTTGTAGAGGCGGCTGAGCTGTGCCTCGGACAGGCGGCCAGAGCCCTGCCCCTGACGCTGCTGGCCCTGTCTGGAGCCGCCAGAGCCGCCCCCGGGGCCTTTACTCTGCGCGCCGAAGTCGCTGTTGTCGGGATCGTCCTCGCCTTGGTCGATGCTGAACTTCTCGAACAGGTAGTATTTCAGGGCGTAGGTGTGGGCGGCCCCCTTGGCCTTGGCCGGGTCGTCGTTCCAGCCGAGGGCGTGGACGACTGCCTCCAGCGTCTCGTCGTCGTTGTCGAGGTTGATCCAGCGGATCGTCAGGTCGGCCTCGTAGAGGAACATGAGCTTGTCGCCGTTGTAGGTCTTGGTCTGCATGGTGATCCAGTAGACCGGGTCGCCGTTCTCGGCGTAGCGCGTGGCCTTCTCGCCGATGACCTCGAAGTCGACGCCGAGCTCGTTCATGATGGGGGTGATCTTCTCCCACACGTCGTAGATCTTGGCGTACTTGTATTTGACACCTTCGCTGTGCTTCTTCTTGACGATCTCCGGGCAGGCTTTCCGCATTTCCACGAGCTTCTGCCGGAGCGTCAGACAGCGGGCCTCGATGGGAGGGGCCGCAGCAGCGGCCGCCTCCGTCTTTTTGGTCTCAGTTGCCATGTGGCACCTCCTTTAGATGTCGACCGTGAAGGTGGCCGGGGTCTCGTAGGCCGTGACGCCCTCCACGATCTCGCCGGTGCTCTGGATGGTGGCGATTTCGCCGGTGTAGGCGAGCAGCTTCTTCAGCTCGCCCCACTTGGCCGACTCCTCGACCTTGACGAGGTCGCCGTAGCCGTTTTCACGCAGCCACGGCACCAGCTTGGCGTCGTCGACCGTGGCCTTGACGGTGCCCTTCTTGAGGGTCAGGGTGCCGGAGAGCAGCCGGTATTTCTCGGTCGTCTTGGTGGTCTTGTGTGGCACGGTGTTGAAGAAGTCGGCGAGGCAGGAGGTCAGGAAGGCGGTGCCGTTCTCCATGCGCCGGCGGGCGGCTTCGACCTTCTCCTCGATGGCCGCCTTCTGCTGGTCGGCCAGCTCCTTCAGGCGGTTGTACTCGCTGCGCTCCTCGGCGATCTTGCGGATGGCCCAGTCGGCGCAGCGGTCGTCAGTGATACGGAAGGGGGCGCGCTCGCCCTGTTGCACGGTGCCGAGGTCGACCTGCTCCAGCTCGTCGAGGGTGACGGCTGGCAGCACCTCGGCCGGGGCCTCTGCGGCGGCCGCCTGCTGCTCTGCGGCGATGGCCGCGGTGGTCTTATCGCTCATTGTGGTTCTCCTTTCTGTCTGGCGCGCTGGCCTTAAAGGTCAGCATGACGCCGCAGGTGACGGGCTTGACGCTCTCGAGCTCGACGGTGTAGCCGTTGCGCAAGTGCAGGATCTCGCCCGGCTTCATATCAGTTGCGGGTCTCATTCGTTTGGGCTCCTTTCTGCGAAAAAGCGATGGCCGCCGACCTCAGCGACGAAGATCTGGCTCTCGTGCCATGTGCTCGTCACGAGCGCCGGGTTGTAGAAGTACATGACAGGGGCGTCGATAGCGACCTCGCCGCGGTCGAATACGGCCGCGACGGCGTCCTTGACGCTCTGCGTGGGGTCGGGGCGGTTAGATGTATAGCTGTAAATCTCGACGGCCTCAGAGGGCTGCACGCCCTCTTTCTCGGCCGCGTTGAGGATGCACTGAGCGACCAGCATTTGCCCGGCGAAGCTCTCGCCGCCGGCCTCTGCCATGACGACGCGCTCCACGGTGTCGCGCTCGCTGACACTGAGGTAGAAGCGGACGGGCGCCTCGGTCGGCTCCGGCGTCTGCGTACTCGCTGCCGGTGTTTGAATTACGACTGCCGGTTGTTCTGCGGTCGGTGTCGGAAGGTCTGCGGCCGTCGGTCGGTCTGTCCCGATGGTCGAGACGGCCACGCCGATGCCGGCGACCATGACCGCGGCGGTCAGAAGGACGGCCGTCTGCCGGATCCGGGCCTTGGCACGGCGCCGGCGGCGTGTTATACTTTGGGTGCGGGATCCGTGCGCTGGCGAGCTGCCGGATGTTCTCGCAGGGGTCGCCCGGTCGCGTCGGGCGGCCCTTTCTTTTGTTGCTTCCATGGTTTTCTCCTTTCACTGGCCCCGGGCCGTCATGAGGGCCTCGCAGGCTGCGATTGTGAAGTCGCTGAACGCGGTCTCCCTGACGGTGTCGGCGGTCAGCAGGACGAGGTACTCGTCGTTGTAGTAGTCGATCTCCGGGCTGCGCTCCCGGCAGAGGTCGAGCTTCCTGCGGGCATAGGGCTCGGAGCGTTCCCACAGGCTGTCGGGGATCCAGTGTCCGAGGTGCTCCTCGACACGCTCGCGCAGCTCCTCGCTCGTGATGGTGATGGCCGGGGCCATGTTCTTCACCTCCGTGACATCCGGGCCGGGAGCGTCTGCTCGGGGCGCGTGATGCTCTTGTTGAAGCCCTGCGGCTCATAGCGCACGCCGGTGATCCGGCGGCCGCTGACGCCGTACTTGGGGTTATAGCCGAACAGGTTGACATAGCTGCCGAGGTCGTCCCGTTCCTCGTCCATGGCCTTCAGCACCTCGAACAGGGCGAGCACGTCGTCGATAGCCCGGTGGCTGTTCTGCACCTTGTCCTCCAGCTCGTAGGCGAGGATCGCATTGGCGAGCTTGTGGGGGTAGGGGCGGCGGTCTTTGTAGACCGTCAGGCTGTCCAGCCAGTCGAGGTGGCCGGGCTTGAAGCCTCGCAGCAGCTCCCGCAGGAAGCAGGCGTCAAACTGCGCGTTGTGGGCGACCATCAGGACGGGCCCGGGCTTGACCAGCTTGAGGAAGCGGCTGACGGCCGTGCCGCTCTGCACGCCCTCGGCTGCGAGCAGCTCGTCGGTGATGCCGGTGAGGGTGACGATGTTCTCGGGGAGCTGCTCGCCCTCCGGCAGCCGGATGAAGGTGTCCATCTTGCCGGCGATCCGCAGGGCCCCGGCCTGCGTGCGTTCCACGCGCAGCGCCGCGAGCTCGATGATCTGGTCGTCTCCCGGGTTGAGGCCGCTGGTCTCTGTGTCGAAGATGACGAGGGCCTTGTAGCGGTCGAACAGGCTTGCGAGGTTACTCATGGTCGGCCTCCTTCTCCCGGATGGCTCGCAGCTTCCCGAGTAGGAACGAGACCTCTGCCGTGAACTGGCCCTCGGTGGCATAGGTGCCGCCGAACTGGTCGACCAGCTCCGCGACGATGATGGCTGCCTCCTGCGGGCCGATGCCGGTGTACTGCTCGTCTCCGTCCATGGAGATCAGGAGATCGGAGTCCAGATAGCAAGCGGGGCGCAGGCCGTTGTTGCCGTTGCAGGCGTTGCTCCCGTTCAGCGAGCCGTCGGAATCGACGAGGCGGGCGCTATGCTCGTACCCATTGGAGGCGGTGCTGTACGCGGTAGAGAGCCACCACCAGTCGTCAGCGTTGGGAATTACATCGCGGTTGCGCCGGTACTGGTCAACGGTCAGCGAGAAGATGGTGACGGTGCAGGTGCCGTAGTCCTTCAGGCCGTCGTCGGCCGTCAGGTCGAGCTCAGTCTGGAGGAAGGCGTTGGGGCCCTTCACGGCGTCGATCAGGTTGTCGAGGTAGGGTCCGTTCATCCACTCTTTGCTGCTGGAGGTGGCGAAGTTGTTGCAGTTGTTCTCGTCAAAGGGCTTGTTCGGGATCAGGTCGAGGCGCAGACAGAGGGTGCGGCCGGCGGGATCGTGCTCCAGCACCACCCACTTCTCGCCGGCGTAGGGGAACACGGTGCCGCGGGCGGCAGTCTTGAGGGCCTTCTTCATGGTTTTGCTCCTTTCGTTGTCTGCGGCCGGTCGTTCTGGCCGGGCCGCTGGTTGGGTAGTGTCTCGCCGGCGCGCAGCCGGCTCTCACAATGCGGGCAGATGTAGCCGCCGCGGGGGATCTGCTGGTATATGCTCACATTCCAGTAAAGCCCGCAGCCGACGCACTTGAACTTCACGAGCTCCCACCTCCTTCCGAAGCCAGCGCAGCGAAGAAGGCCCGCCGGATGCGGTTGCGGTATTTCTTGCGGACGCGGGCCCGCTTCGCATGGAGGGCGTAGTGGCGCCACTTGGGCGGGGCCCGGCGCAGTATGAAGTTGTCGAGCGTCTCGCCGAAGAAGTCCGCGAGCGTCCTGATGGCCTGAACGGCCCACTCGATCATGCGGTTGATGGCCTCGATGATGTTGTCGAAGGCGTCGAGGATCCGCTGCACGGCCTCCGGGCTGAGCTTCATGCTGCTGGCGGCCTCTGCGACGCGCTCGACGGCCTCCTCGGTGGCGTTGGGGTAGTGGTCGGCCACGACCTCGACGAGGGCAGCGTGGGCGTCTCTGGCCCGCTGCATGGCCTCATAGTCCTCGGGGGTCATGCTGCCGTCGTAGGTGTAGGGGTCGAGCTCGTCCTCCGGGCCATCGACCAGCCGCTCGCTGAAGGGAAGGCCGGCCTCGGCCGCCTGCTGCCGGGCCGCTTCGATGTCGGCCCGGGCCTGCATGAGGGTGTCATCGTCGGCGAGGGCATTGGTGCCCCGCTCGTAGTGCCAGCGGATGCCGGCGGCGATGTCGTCGATGGTCATGTCGCCGAAGTGGCCGAGGTAGTAGCCGTTCAGGGCCACGGCCCGGGGGTCGAGGCGCAGGGCCTCGAGAGCGTCGTTGATGTCGTCGGTCTCCCACTCGTTGTTGCCGAGGTCGCTCCAGACGGTCAGGGCGTGCCACGAGCGGCCGGTGCGGTAGACGATCACCCAGCCGATCCCGTCGCGGATCTCGGCGGCGTATTCCCGGGCGATCTCTTTCAATGCTGCCATGCTGGTGCCTCCTCTCTGATGATGCGGGCGACCGTGACGAGGTCGTCGATGTCGTGCTTGGTGATGTAGGTGTCGGCCTTGGGGAGCTTGAGGTGCCGCAGCAGCGGCTCGGGCCCGTCCAGCAGGAAGGTGTGGACGGCCACGGCGTTCAGCCGGTAGACTGTCACCTCCACGATGCAGCGGCCGCCGTTGTCCTCCAGCTCGGCCGGGAAGGAAGCCCGGCAGAGCAGCGAGGCGTCGAACTTCGGGGCGTAGGTCACGATGCAGCCCCCTCTTTCTCGGGGATCCATTTGGCGAAGTCGCGCCGGATCTCCCGCTTGCTCGTGTAGCTGCGCGGGTTGAAGTGCCCGCCGGAGAAGATCGTCACCTCGTAGGAACTGTTGAGCAGCTCGATGGCGGTGGCCGCCGCCTCTGCGATGCTGTTGCACTCGTAGTAGGCGACGAGGATGCTGCCGTCGGGGCCGCCGTGGAGATCTTCGTCCACCTTGCAGCCGAAGCCGGTGCGGATCCCGTTGTAGGTCTTAGTCGTCATGGTTTTGCTCCTTTCGTCTTGGCCCGGCCTCGGCCGGGGTGCTTGGCTTGGCTCCCTGAAAACGAAAAACACGGCCGCCGGCGGCGATCAGGAAGCAGCGCGGGCGCGCGGCTTGTCCATCTTCAGCGTCGGGGTCGTGTTCGCCTGTTTCATGGGGGCCATCTCCTTTCTTCGGCCCGGCGGGGCCGGGGGTTCTTGGCTACTGTGCGAGGGTTGCGACCGATTTCTTTCCCCTGCGCTTGAAGCTCTCACGGAGCCGCCTCTCGGCCAGCTCTGCGCTGTACCCCTCGCGCTGGTTTGCGTCCAGCTCGCCGGTCGCGCCGCGCTGGAGCTCTTTGTAGATCGTGGTGTAGTGAACGGAGAGGCGGGCCGCGATGTCGGCGGGGCGGTCTCCGATCAAGTACCACGCCTCGATCTTTTTCCTGTCCTCGAAGGTCAGGTACCGGTATTTTCCCGTCGTTCTCACCTCCGTCTATGGGGTCGATATAAAAAGAAAAATGCACAGGCGACTCATGTGAGTCTCTGTGCATTTAATAATAACGGGGGCGTTGCCGTTTGTCAAGGGTAAATGCTAAAAAAGTCTAAAAAATTTTTCAGCGGGCCAGAATGAGGGCCAGCTCCTCCCTGAAAAGCTGCTCGGAGCACAGAAAACCGAACATTTTGCGGGGGTAGCTGTTGAGCCATGCCTCGGCGGCCTTTACCTCTTGGGGCGAGAGGGTGGCGAGGTCTGTCCCCTTCGGGACGAGTCGCCGGATCAGTCCGTTTTGGTTTTCGTTGGTGCCGCGCTCACTCGGGGTGTACGGGTGGCAGTAGTAGACGGTCGTGCGCTTGCCCTTCCCGCGGCGCTTGCTTTCGATGCCCTCGGCGTCAGCGAACTCGGTGCCGTTGTCGCAGGTGATGGTCACGAAGATCCGGGGGAATAGGGCGCCCAGCTTCCGCTCGATGCCGTTGAGGGCCCGGACGACGCTCTCGCTGGTCTTGTCCTTCATGGGGACGATAATCTCCCGGCGGGTCTTGCGCTCGGTCAGCATGAGCCACGTCCGCTTGAAGCCCTTGCCGCTCTCGAGGCTGTCCATCTCCCAGTGCCCGAAGGTCGTGCGCGTGTTCACGATCTCCGGGCGCTTTTCTATGCTCTTGCCGGCCGGCTTGCGGGGGACGCTGCCCTCGGGCCGCTCGGGCTTCCGGCGGCGCTTGCCGTGCTGCGGCAGCATTTCCACGGTGAGATCGTCGCCGAAGATCTCGGCCCGGATGTAGTTGTAGGCCGTGCTCGCGCAGATATGCACCCGGAAGGGCCAGCCGCAGACCTCGGCCTCGCCGATGGCCGCCTCGGGGCTGTACTTCTCGTCCCGGATCTTGCCGATCAGGTAGTCGGCGAGCTCGTAGTCGTTGCCGATCTTCAGCTCCGGGCCCTTCGCCCGCAGGTTGGCCTCATACCGAGCCTGCGCCCCGTCGGGGTTGTATCGGATCTCGGTCGTGTAGTCGCTGTTCAGGTGTTCATAGGTGCACCGCTTGAGCTCCCGGTAGATGGTGGTGTAATGGACGCCGACCTCCTTGGCGATGTCCACGACCTTCATGCCGGCGCGCCTGAAGGCGTCGATCTGCGTGCGCTGCGTTGGTGTCAGGTGGCTGAAGTGTTTCCCCATGGTGATCCCTCCGTGAAATAGAAAAAAGGGCGGCCAGCCGGCCGCCCTTCGTTGTCATCGCCTGTTGTATGCCGCGATCAGTGCCAGCGTCTCGTCGTCTGTGACGATGTCCTCGAGCCGGCACTCCAGAGCGACGCAGACCTTGAGGAGCGTTTTCAGCTTCGCCCCCGCGATGTCTCGGTCGTCTTGCTCGTAGGTCTGGAGCACTCGGCTGTTGATGTCGGCCTTCTTGGCGAGCTGCGACTGAGACAGGCCGCGATCCTCTCGCAGCGCCTTCAGGCGTTTCCCGGTGGTGATCGTTTCCATGTTGAGCGCCTCCCCTTTTGTTTCGTGTGTCTTTACTATACAACATTTGTTGTATAAAGTCAAGAGGGGAGACAAGAGAAAAGCAGTGCGGCCGCTCTGGCTGCGCTGCTTTCATTCTTTTCCGAGCAGGTAGCAGATGGTCACGCCGAGGGCGTCGGCGAGGTACTCGAGCTCATAGTCGGCGACAATGCGGTCGCCGGTCTCGATCCTGCTGATGGCCTTCTGCGTGATGTCGAGCCCCGCGATCTGGATCTTGTACGCGAGGCGCTCCTGCGAGATGCCAGCCCGCTCTCTGGCTGCGCGGACGCGCTCGCCTGAGATATTGCACCGGCCTTCTGGCCTGTATATTTTCAAATACGCGCCGCCTCCTTTTCTGCCACTTATGCCAAAGATGGGTAGTGCAAGTTGACAATAACACGCCGCCCGTGATAATATTATCCCAAAGATGACTAAATACTAAAAAACGCAATAGGACAGACGAAAAGGAGGTTTTTTCAATGGGTTTACGTTTCCGGCGCAGTATTAAGATCGCTCCCGGCGTCCGTGTGAACTTGAATAAAAAGAGCGCGAGCGTCACCTTCGGCCCGAAGGGCCTGAAGCACACAGTCAGCACGACCGGGAAAAGCCACACGACCGTCGGAGTGCCCGGCACGGGCCTGTCGTACACGACCAGTGGCGGCCGGCCGGCCAGCGTGCCGGCAGCACAGCGCCCCACCTCACCGAAAAGCAAAGCGGTCGTCCTGCCGTTGTGCATTTTCCTCGGGGTGCTCGGTGTGCACCGCTACTATGTGGGGAAGATTGGCACCGGGGTCATCTGGACGCTGACGGCTGGCTTCTTCGGGATCGGTTGGATCGTGGACATCTTCACGGTCGCCCTCGGCGGCTTCTATGATGTCAACGGCTATGTTGTCCGCTTCCACCCGACTGAGGCCGAGCTGGCCGCTGCTGAGGCGGCGCAGAGCGATGGCGGCGAGGATCCAGCAGAGGACGACGCCACAGAGGAATGAGTGCATAAACAGAAAGAGCCCGCCCGGGATCACTCCCGAGCGGGCTCTTTTTGTGTATTCTGACGGTTTCATAGCTTCTGGCCGGCACCGATCCGCGCCGCGCCGGTGGCAAGTTGCACAATTAGACCTTCTTGGCGTAGTCCAGCGAGATCCAGCCGGCCCCGCTCTTGAGCTTGCCCCACTTGGAGGCCCCGGGCCCGTCGCTCTCGGCGACGATGGTGTAGGTGCCCTTGTCGCGGATAGCCCCGTTGGTGCCGTAGTTGGTGCCGGGGCCCTTGCGGATGTTCAGCACGTCGGTCGTCACCTTCACGAGGTACGAGGTGGCCGTAGAGCTGCTGCTGGTCTTGATGTCTGCCGCGTCCGTCCACCCGTACACGGTGGAGCCGCCGCCGGAGACGGCGATCAGGTGGTAGGGGTGCGCCTTGCCCTTGGCGATGGCCGTGACCTTAGCCTTGCCGGGCTTGCAGCTCGACGCGCTCGTGGCCGTGGCGCTGACGTAGTGCTTGGAGCCGGTGAACTCCACCACGTCGCCGACCTTGATGCCGGCGGCGCTGCCGGTGGTTCCCCCGGTGGAGGGTGTGCTGCTGCCGGATCCGATCCGGCGGTTGACCTCGGCCGCGATCTCTCCGTGGCGATTGTAGAGCCAGTCGCCCGGGCAGGCTTTCGCAGCGTAGTCCCGGTGCACGGTCATGTTACAGCCGTTCAGGTGGTTCATGCGGTCGTTTTTGTTGGTCGACCAGACGAGCTTCTTGATCCCGTTGCGCTTGCAGATGTCGGTCACGAGATCCAGCAGTGCGTCGTATGCCTTGCTGTTCACCGCATAGGGGTGAGTGTCGTCGCTAGCGACCTCGATGGTGACGGCGCGCTGGTCGTTGGCGTTGGACGATGTGCACCACGAGCGGTTGCCCTCGTCCACATAGAGGGCGATGCGGCCGTCGTTGCCGATGCCGTAGTTGCTGGACGCCTGCCGGCTGCTCTGAGCGAACAGGGCGCCGCAGCTCTCGACGGAGAGCTGGCCGTCCATACAGTGGATCGTGATGGTGTCGATCTTCTTGGTGCGCTTGCCCGAGTGGTTGGGGCTGAGCTTGGTGTAGGAGATCAGGGCGCTGTTACTCATGGTCGTCGTCCCCCTTCCCGTTGCTGAGCTCGTCGAGGGTCTCCTCGGTCAGCTCCTCGCCCGGCTTCAGGGCGATGCCGTCGATGTCCTTGGTGTTGGTCATGATGTGTTCCTCCTTCTTGCAGAATAAAGGGCGGGCCGTGTTGGCCCGCCCTTTGCTGGTTATTCGAGCGGCAGGTTGCCGCCGTTGAGCTGGTTGACTGCCGCCTCGATGGCCGCGTTGATGGCCTCCTCGTCCACGGTGAAGCCCATGGACGCGAGGAACTCGAGGACGTACTTCTTCTTCTCCTCGCCGCGACCCTGCCCCTCATAGAGCTGCTCGGCTGCGGCGACGCCGATCTTGACCCACTCGAGCAGCTCCTTGCGCTGCTCGTCGGTGGTCTTACTCTTGATCCACGGGATCAGGAATACGCTGACGCCTGCGGCGAGCAGCGCGATGACGGCGTTGACGATGGGGGTGATGTCGATCATGTTCATCCTTTTGCCTCCTTGTCTGTTGTGGTGGTGGTATATTGGCCGGCGCCGGCCCCGCCGATGGGGTTGCCATCAGCGTCGAGGCCGTGCCGGTTGCGGCTGATCTTCTCGGTGGCCGATTTGGCTGCATAGCTCACGAGGTAGCCGATGCAGGCGGTGAAGATGGTGGTCGTGACATCGCTGGCGGTCTGCTGATCGCGGAAGGCCAGCACATAGGACGCCGCGGCCGCGAGGGTGGCGACGAGGACGGCCCACGCCGCCAGCTTCTTCGAGAACTCCCACGGCCTGCGGCGCGGCTTCGATGCCCGCTTCGCTTTGTATTTGCCCATGGGCGTCACCTGCCTCTCAGTAGATCGCGTGGATGCCCTGCTCGGTGAGGAAGTCCTTCTGCTCGTGCTTGATGCGCTTGGCATACTCGAGAGCCGCGTCGGTCTCGCCGTTGGCGTGGCCGTTCTTCAGCGCGGTGGCCGTCGCCTCGCCGAGCGCGATGGCGGCCCCCACGCTGCGCACGAGAAGCAGCTCGTTTCTCTCCCGGGCAGCGTCCCGGCGGTCGAGCTCAGCGTCCCTCTTGGCGAGCCGGCGCTCGACCATCCAGAAGCACAGGCCGGTGATGGCCGACGGGATCCCCATGAGGGCCACGAGCTGCGCGATGTCTAACTCGATCATGCGGTACCTCCGTCCCCGGCCTCTACGAGCTGCCAGCCCTGCGGGTAGGTGTCCGGCGACCAGACATTGTTGTCGGTGGTGCTCTCATAGATCTGGCCGTTGTAGATCACGCGGTCGCCGGTCTGGTAGGCGTCATGCGCGCCGGTAGGCTGGATAAAGGCCGGGACGGTTTCGCCCGTCTCCTCACCGCCGGTTTCAGGCTCTTGCTCCGGCTCCTGTTCTGTGCCGGGCTCCGTGGGCGTTTCGGGTTCCGGGGTTGTGTCGGGATCGCCTGCGGCGGTCACTTCCTCCCAGCCCTGCGGGTAGGCTTCCGGGCTGTATGCGTTGGCCGTCTCCATCGTGGAGCGGTAGACCTTGCCATCAGTCCAGAGGCAGACCTCGCCCTTCTGGTAGCTGTCGTGGGCCCCGGTCGGCTGGATGAAGGGCTTTGCCTTCGCCGGGTCGGTGGTGTGGTAGGGCGCCCACTGTGCGGGGCTGCTGCCCGGCTCGATGTCCGGGTTGTTGTTGGTGTTGTGCGCTTGGCAGCAGCGCCAGCTCTGGCCCTCGTGGGTGCAGGCTTCGTTCAGCTCGTGGCTGCCGTCGCCCTTGGGGCCGGCCTTTGTCCACGCCGGCAGAAGATCCTCGCAGGCGACGATCTCGGTGCCTGTCAGGTCGCCCGTGGCTGCCTCCTTGGTGAAGGTCATGCGGGCGCTGCGCAGAGCGGCCTCGAGGCCGCTGTACTTGGTGCTCATGTGGTCAGCCCCCTCTCGATGGCGCCGGTCAGATCCTCCAGCTCATTCTCGAGGTCTGTGATGCGCTGCTTGTCCTCGGGAGAGGTGCCGCCGCTGCCGCCCCCGGCGGCTGCCTGCTCCTTCTCGTGGATGGCCTTGATGCTGTGTTCCATGAAGTAGACCATGCTGCTCCTCCTTTCTCGGGTGGTTTATGCAAAGTTGCCGCCGACCGACTGCACATAGCAAGCGCCCTCGGCAGAGCCGCGCAGGAGCTTCACCTTGACCTTGACGCCCCAGTTTTCGGCGGTCTTGGTCTGGTTGGTGAAGAAGTGCTTCTGGCTGTTGAGGGCCTTGGTGGTGATGTCCTCCCATGTGGGTTCGGCGTCGTTGCCGTTGTTGCAGATCCAGACCTGAAGGGTGGAGCCGGTCGGGAAACTGCCTTGAATGTTGACGAGTGCCTTGGTCGGCATATCGTCGGCCGCCATCGCCACGGTCTGTTCAAACTCGAGGGTATGCACGGCCTTGTCGAAGGACAGGGTGCGCACGGTGCTCTCGTTCTTGGCGTCGGTGGCGGTGATGGTCAGGGTGTGGTCGCCGTTCAGCAGCTTGAGCCACTGGTCGCTCGAGATCTCCAGCTCGTTGGTGTTGCCGAGGGTGGCCGTGTAGCTGCGCAGCGTGGTGGTGTCCAGCTTCTCCACGACCGTGACCTGATGACCGTCGGCGTCGGTGACGGTGTACTCGTAGGAGGGCGGCGTGGTCGTGAAGCTGCCGAGGTCGGTGTCGGTGCCGCTGATGACGGGCGGCCGGTTGTTGGTGACGGTGCGCACGGCGCTGGTGGTGTACGCGCTCTCGGCCCCGGCCGTGTCGTATGCCTTGACGCGGTACTGCACGCTCTCCCATCCGTAGGTGATAGAGTCGGTGTAGCTGCGGGAGCTGCCGCTGTAAATCTGCGCCCATGTGCCGTCGTCCACCTTGCGCTCCAGCTTGTAGCCGGCGAGGTTGCCGTCGGGATCGGTCGACTGTCCCCACGAGATGCTCAGGTTTTCGCCGCCGATGACCTCGCTCGGGACAGTGATGGTGCCGGGGGCCGTGGGCGGCTGGTTGTAGACGATTGTGTAGCAGCCGTCCGAGTCGGTGGTATCGGAGACCAAGAGATCGGATGACAGATTACAAGCGGGGCGCAGGCCGCCGTTGCCGAGGTAGGCGCTGTACCCGTTCAGCGTGCCGACGGAACCGACGTAGCGGGCGCCGTTGGCCGACCCGGCATAGGCGTCCCGCAGCCAGTAGTACCACGCCTGATTGGCGTCGACATCATAGTTGGAGTTGGCAGCGGCCGAGGCCGAGACGGTAGCGATGCGGCTGGAGTTGTCGCTGAATATTGCCAGCTTGCTGCCGCACACATGGTCGCCCGAGAGGTTGACCTCGGTGCAGGACAGGGGGAAAACCTTGTCCACACAGGTCTCCGTCCCGCCGCCGTCCGTGGAGCTCTTGCCGACGGTGATGGTGGTGGCGAGCAGGGCGGCCCGCTCGTTGGCCGTGAAGCCGTTGAGGAAGCCGGCGATGGTGTTGTAGGGGTTGTAGCCGCTCCAGACGTGGGACGAGTCGGGAGCCTGATCCGCCGAGTGCTGCGCGGTGTACCACTGGCCCGCGCCCTTGTCGCTGTTGAGCCACTGGCGCAGGTTGGAGTAGATGTAGCGGTTATTGCCGTAGTTTCGGCGGTCGCTGTTGCCGTTGGCCGGCTCCATCGCGTCGAAGCACAGCAGCTTGATGATCTGGTTGGTCACGAGGGTGACGCTGTTGGAGGGGTAGCCGGCGTGGTTTTTGTCGGCCTTGATCCAGATGATCGGCGCGCCGTAGAGGCTGCCGAACTTGATTTTTGCCTTGTTGGCAAGGCTTCCGAGGGTTTGAGGCATGAGTCTTGTCTCCTTTCGGTAGGTTTTAGCTCCGGGAAGTATGCGTAGAAATAGGCGTCCATGTTCTGCCGCAGGTGGTAGGTGTTGCCGTGTGAGATGTGGCCCGTCCAGCTCGCGTAGGATTGCACGACGCTGTCGAGTGTCATCTTGCCGGAGTCCACCAGCCCGCGGAACTTGCGGATCTTGCGCTTCATGTTGTCGATGCTCTTGGCTCGCACTTTTCTCACGACCTTGCCGGTCTGCGTGAGGTAGGTGTGAAAACCGAGGAAGTCGATGCCGTTCTTCAGCGGGAGGATCTGCGTCTTGCCGTTCAGCCGAAGGCCGAGCGGCTTGATGTACGCCTCGATCTCCTTGAGTATCTGCCGGAGCAGCAGCTTGTCGCTGTGGATGATGTAGAAGTCGTCCATGTACCTGCCATATACGAGGCCGCGGTCATCCCTCAGCCAGTGGTCGAAGGCGTCCAGATAGAGCAGCGCGAGCAGTTGGCTCGACTGGTTGCCGATCGGGATGCCGGGGTCTGGCGTGCTGTCGATTATGAGCCACAGCAGCCACTCAGCGAAGTCGATCAGCTCGGGATCCTTCAGCCACTTCAGGGCCCGGCGGGCCGTTTCGTAACAGTAGGAATGGAGCAGGGTGTAAAAGAACTTTGAAAAATCGCCCTTCAGTACCCAGCCGTCGGCGTAGTCCCACTCGTTCATCGGCCGGGGCGGCAGGCCGGCAGCCTTGCGGGCTGCTTCGTCTGCTGCCTTTCGGCTGAAGAAATAGTGGCGCATGGCCGCAGCCAGACGGTCGAGGCCGTCGTGGGTGCCTTTGCCGATCTGGCCGGCGTAGTTGTCCCGGATGAAACGCCGGGAGAACGCCGGCTCGAGGACGTTGTCGCAGAGCGAGTGCTGGACGACTTTGCCCTCGAAGTCGATGGCGAGGACGAGCCGCTCCTTGGGCTCGTACACCTTGAAGGGGTAGTAGGGCCCGAAGGAATAGTCGCGCCGCTGGAGCCTCTCAGAGAGGGCGACGGTGCGCTCGATGGCCTCCATGCGGTAGCGCATGGCGGTCGGGTTGTCGCGCTTTCCGCAGCGGGTTTTGCGGTATGCTTTGTAGAGCGCGATGGTGCTGTTTACAATATTCTCCATTGAAAAGTCTCCCCGCCGTGTATAGCTCCAGCCACGCTTTGCGTGCGCCGCCGGGGGCATCGGCGGTCTTGTGTTTACCCATGACCGGGCCGGTCAGACGGCCGCGGCTGCGGGAGGGATATGCCTTCCTTGGATGATGGGGCACAGTGTTCGCCGTCCGTCTCCGGGCGGTTAATAAGTCGGGCGATCCATCGAAGCGGGGCGCAGGCCGTTGTTGCCGTTGTAGGCGTTGTTCCTGTTCAGAGTGCCATCGGTGTTGACGTTGCGGGCGTTGTTGGCCGAGCCGGCACGAAAAAACAAGGCATACCCCGAGGGCCGCCTCACTGGTGACGCTTCTGCGCGTCCAGCTTGGCGGCCCTCTCTTTATCGGTTTTGTACCATTTGGCGGTCTGGTTCTTCACGCCGGCCGCCATCTTCGCCCAGTATGCAAAGGCGTCATCGCTGAAGCCGCTGAGGATCTCATGCGCGAGCTCGATGTGGTGGATCAGCTTTCGGCAGTTGCGAAGCGCCGACCGCTGCGCGCGATACCTGAGCTCACGCTCCTCGGGATCCGTCAGGAGCAGATCGTTGGCCTCCATCAGATCGGCGACGAGGTCGCTGGCCTCGTTCATCATCCTCTGCGCCAGACCGAGCCGCTCCTTCTTCGGGAAAACGGCCGGGTTTCTGGTCTTGATGTAGGTGTGTTTCTCGAGCTCCTTGGCGTCCGTGATGACCTGCATCTCGGGCAGTTTGTCACGGCCGAAGGGCGGGCGGCCTACATTGGCCCGCTCGTATGGCCGCGAGTGTCCGTTGCTTGCCGTAGTACCTCACCTCCTCCCCTTTGATGGTGATCCTCGCGCCGGTGCCGTCGTAGGCGGTGCCCTGAATGACGATCACGCCGTCCTCACGCTTGCAGCATGAGCAGGGCGGCGCCAGCTCGACAAACAGGTGCGCGATGATGCAGGACGCCTCTGCGGGCGGGATCGGCGTGTAGCCGTAGCCGTCCATGGCTTAGCACTCGAGGCGCTGAAGCGTAGCGTTCCAGACGCCAGAGGTGAGGGTGATGCCGTCCAGATTGGCAAAGGTGATCTGGAAGGGGTTGGTCGTGATGTCGCCGAACACAGCGTCCCACAGGGTCGTGATCTTGCTGGTGTTCTGCTGGACGACGTTGCTCAGGTCGACCACGGCGGCCGCGGCCTGCTCTGCGATCCCGACGGCCTGCTGCGCGAGGAGGATGGCCTGATTGGCCGTGGCCTGCGCCGCGAGGGCGATGGCCTTGTAGTTTTCGTAGTCCTCCTTGGTGGCGTAGGCGTCCGCGGGGATGTAGGCGGTCACGTTGGTGGCCGTGCCGATGGCGGTGACGATGTCGATGGTTTTCTCGACGATGGTGGCGCCGCCGGTCGGCGGGATCCACTCGGCGAGGTCGCCGCAGTTGCCGTAGCAGTACAGCACCTCGCCCACGTCCTCGTCGGGATCGTCCGCATAAAGGCCGAGCTCGCGGTAGTAAAAGCCGTCGTTGGTCTGGTCGTTGGTGAACACGCCGCCCACGGTGACGGTGCCGTCGCCGTTCACGACGCATTTGGTGATGTCGATGGTCGCCTTCGGGCTGACCACGCCGGTGAGGGAGCGGGGCGTCTGGCCCTCCTCGAGGTAGCCGTCGCCGAGGACGATCTTGGTGTAGTTGATCTGCTTGCCCGCCACGCCCTTCGCCAGAACGAGAAGGCCCGCGGCGGTGATGTCGTTGTTGATAAATGCGGCCATGTCTTTCTCCTTTCCTTAGTCTGAAGCGAGGACGCTGGTGCCGATGGTGACGGTCTCCCGGTTGTTGTCGTGGACGACGGCCCCGTGGTAGAGGTGGATCTCGTCCGTCCCCATGACGTGCCGCTCCTCGCCGTGCTCTCGCACGGCCATCCCGGCATAAAGGAACATCTCGCCGGTCAGGCAGATCAGGATCGCGTCGAGCCATGCGCTGCGCCGCTTCACGGTGCGCAGCAGCGAGAGGAACAGGTCGAGGTTTTCGTTGACGAGTCCCGGGTTGTCGCTCAGCACCTTGAAATGGTAGGGTTTGCCGCCGTACTGATACCACTCCCTGACCTCGCCGGTGCCGAAGTAGTCGGCGATGATCTGCGCCACGGCGTAGGGGGTGCCGAGCTTGGCATAGACGCGGTCGCTGTTTCGGATGACGGCCCGCTTGGTCTCGATGGGTGCGGTGCTGTCATACCACTGGATGTTCAGCTCCCACGCCATCTCGTCCAGCTCGGCCTCGCTGAGCTGGTCGATCTTGTCCCACCTGCTCAGCAGCTTCAGACGGGCGAAGGCGTCCCGGGATAGAGTGTCGCAGCCGGCGGCCAGCCCGCGGTCGGCGCCGTCCTGCGCCATCCATGAGGGCAGGAGCTTGATCATCTCGACTTCGCTGAGTCGCATTTAGACCACCTCGCTCTCTGTCTTATGGCTGACAGTCAGGTGCCCGCTGAACTTGGCGACCTGTGTGTCGCTGACGGGTGTGTAGACCGGCTTGGTCACGTCCACACGGAAGGCGCCGGTCAGGTTTTCGCCCCACGACGGGCAGAGGATCCGCTTGCGGAGCTGGTCGGGGTTGATGTCCCGGCCCAGCGCGCCCACCTGCCACTCGTTGTAGCGGTCGATGGCGCCGCCGGTGCCTTCCACATTGGCGACGACCTCGGCCTCTGTCTCGGGGGTGGTGTAGTAGACGATCTCGATGTCGTAGGTGATGACCTCGGGCGCCACGGCCGTGACCACGTCGGTGAGCGGCCGGATGTCCGAGGCGTTGCACGCCTCCAGCACCTTCTTGAGGATGCTCTCGTCGGGGACGGCGCCGCCTTCCAGCAGGGGGACGATCTTGACGCAGCCCTCGAGGGTGCGGGTGATGGTGATGTCGAGGCTCGTGGCGTCCGCGAGGGCGCCCTTGAGCTCGATGGTCAGCAGGTCGTCGGTGTAGTCCACAGTGTAGTCGGTGTCCTCCACACCGGCCGTGCTCTCCCCGTGCTCCTTGACGATCAGGGTGTCCGGCAGCAGCCGGCCGCCGCCGATGAAGGCGTGGCCGTCGTAGACCGTGAGGGTGCGGCTGATGGTTTCCGTCTCGCTGACGGCCCGGGCGTCGATGATGGAGCTGTCGGCCGTCATGGCCCAGTAGATGTAAGCTTGTTCCGGCCCGGCCGTAGACCGGGACGCCGGCGCCAGTCGGATGCGCTCGCGCAGCCGGTTGTCGCCTTCCTCGGTGTAGGGCTCGCCGTCGTCGCCGCCGGCCGTCGCCGTGATGTTGGTGACGCTCTCGATGTAGGGGATCAGGTCGACGAGGGTGGTGATGGTGCCCGGGGCGTACCCGTTGTACTCGGTGCCGTTGCTGACGGCCGAGGTCGGGATCTCCACGGAGTAGGCGCCGGCCTGAAGGACGGCGATCTCGTCGGTGGCAAAGTAGTGGTCGCTGTCCGGCGTCACCTTCGTCCACTTCGGGATGATGATGTTGTTGGGCTGCGGCGTGCTCACGGAGAAGCGCATGGTCGTCTTTGCCGGGGATCCTTCCAGCCGGTGGACATCCAGCCGCTCGCCGATGGCGTCCAGCACCTCGCCCCGCGCATAGCGGAGAAGGGTCTGCCGCCCGGTGTCGTCGAGGCTGTTGTAGAGGGCGACGAACACGGCCACGAGCCCCTCGCCGAAGATCCGGCGCTCGTCGCCGGGGTACAGAGGCTCGCCGGCGCCCTTTTCGAGCGCAGCGATCAGGGTGTTGTAGATGGTCGTCGCGTCGGTGGTGGTGAGGTGGATGTCGTCGCCGTAGGTGTTGGTCTCGTCGCTCATGCTGTTCACCTCCTTCAGAGTGTGTTGTTGTCAATGCTGGCCCGCAGCTCGAAGTCGCCGGTCTGCGCGACCAGAGCGACCAGATCGGACGAGCTCAGGCGCACGCGGGGCTCGTAGGTTTCCACGACGAACTCCACGTCGGCGGCCAGATCGTTGGCAGCCGCCCCGCTCGGCTTGTCGATCAGGGTGCGGTCGATCCCCTTGATACGCTCGTATGGCACCTCGCCGCGGATGGTCTTTAGGAGGTTTTGCACGCAGGTCTCGGGCGCTGCGTTGCCGCTTGCTTTCATGGGATCACCTCGCTTTAGGTCAGTTGGGTGTTGTTGGGTTTCTTTGCAGCTTTGTCGCTGCTGGATGCGCCGACGGTGATGGCGCTCAGGCGCGGGCCGACGCCGGTGGAGACTCCGGCCGGGGACGAGCTGCCCCCGTTGGAGCTGCCGGCGGTCGCCTTCTTGCTGCTGGCCTCCTCGGCGAACTCCGTCAGGTTGATGGTGATCTTGCCCTTGAGGATCCGGCCGAAGTTGTCGACCGTCGTGTCGCCGAGGCTCACGCCAGTGAGCTGAAGGTTGGCCGGGCCGAAGCGCGTGCCGCCGAGGTAGAAGGGGGCGTACTGGCCCACCAGCGCCGTCCACGACTCGTACTCGCCGCGGACATCGCAGCCCACGGCGACGCCGAGATCGAAGTCGAAGCTCATGCTCTGGAGCTTGAGCGCCTTGGTCTTGGTGGCCGGGGATCCCGCCTTGTCGTCGCTGTTCTCGGTGTCCAGCTCCACGCTGGCCGAGACGCCATTCAGGGCGGCGATCCGCTCGGGGGAGACGCCCCATGTCTTGCCGTTCCACGATGCCATGACGGACATGATGCTCGGCCTCCTTTCTTAGTGCGGGCCGGTTGTCTCTCCGTGCGGTGCGGTGTGGGTGTGGCTGTTCAGGCTGATGCCGCTGGCCGTGACATCGGCCGACGGTACGCTGACGCCATTGTCCTGCACGGTGAGCGCGCCCTTCTTGATGGTGATGTCGCCGGGGACGATGCCGGGCCACTCCCCGTCCATGCGGGAGAGGATCAGGCCGGTGCCGTCCTCGAACATAGCGTAGGCGACTTCGACGCCGGGGCTCAGGTTTCCCATGTCCCCGCGCAGATACCACGGGATCGTCAGCGGCCTCGTGACGAGGCTGTCGGCGGTGCTCGGGAGCACCCGGGCGGTGGTCTTGTCGCCGTTTCTGTCGGGCTCGCCCTCGATGCTCGAGATCTTGCCCTTTTGGATCATTTGGGTGTTGCTGTTTGGCATGGTCAATATCCCTCCAGAGGCTTGCGCAGATAGAGCTTGCTCCGGGTCTTGACGTAGTCGTGCCGGATCCGGCTCACGAAGGCCGTGCCGTCCCACGAGGCGACGCCCTCGGTGGAGAGCGTCACCACGGAGCCCGCCGCGTACTCGCGCAGCAGCGTCCCCGTCCAGAGCGTTGCGACGGTCGCCTCTTTGTTGGCGTCCCGGAGCAGGCCCTTGGCGAAGCGGTCGGCCTCTGCTTGGTCGGTCATGCGGAAGGGGAGGATCTTGCGCAGCACCTTGTCGCCCCCGGCCGGCGCCGAGAAGGTGCCGGTCAGGCCGCCGTTGACGGCCTCGGCCGAGCCGTAGGCGTAGGCGCCCTCGTCCCGGTACTCGAAGTCGTTGGCCGGCGTGATGGTGATGGTGTCGACGGGCTGCTGACCCTCCATGTATGCCTCGTCGTAGACGACCAGCTTGCCGTCATAGACTAAAAAAGCCGCGCCCTCGAGGGTGCAGCGTGCCTGAAGAAAAGCGAAGTCGGGGAGGTTGTTCTGCTCGACGTAGTCGTAGGTCTGGTCGGTGATGCCGTAGGTCTCGACCGTGAGACCGTGCCGGCCGGCGAGCTCTTGGATCAGTTGCAGGAACTTGACCTTTTCCCACGACTTGCTCCTCTTGTCCTTGGTGGATTGCGGGGCCGAGTAGGCTCGCAGGGTTATGAGGCCGGACTCAGGGACGACGCTCTCGACGAACATCTTGCCCGTCTTGGCGGCGCCGTCCTCGACGGCGATGGTGTCGCCCTTCTTGGGGCTCCACCTGTCCCACAGCTCCCGGGTGTCGTTGAGCTTGAGCAGCAGCTCGTCGCTCTGCTTGTCTGCGTACATATCGTGATAGCAGCGGTGGACGCTGATTTCGGGGTAGATGTCCGTCCCCTCGTAGATGATTTTCACAGGGCAGGCTCACCTCCTCCACGGCGGCAGGGTGTCGGGCGTCTCCACAGTCTCGACTATTGGGATCCGCACGGCCTCGCCGCCCTCGAAGATCAGCACGTCGCAGAGGTCGCGATTGGCGTCGATGATGGTGCTCGCCATCCGCTCCTCGTTATAGGCTGCCAGCGCGATGCTGTCGAAGGTGTCGCCGCCCTGCGCGGTGTAATCAATATAGCCGACTATCCGCTGTGACATAGGCGCCGCCCTCCCTTCTTGCGAGTGCTTCGAGGATGAAGTCGATGAACTCCGGCTCCAGATCCCGCAGCTTTCGGATCAGGGCGTCCTCGTCGGTGTTGCCGTCGACCTTGATCGTGGGGCTGAAGGACAGGCCGCTCAGGTCGTAGACCACGGACGTGCCCGAGCCGGAGCTGATGGGCTCATAGCTGCCCTCGTCCATGGCGCCGAGCATTTCGCCGGCGCGGGCCCAGTAGGACAGGTTTTGCGCCCTATATGCAGGGTTGAAGCTGATGACGGCCTCGGTCGGGTAGCGCGGATCCTCGCCCGCGATGGACGGGCCGCTCGTGAAGCCGCCGGTTGCAAAGCCGGAAGCCCCGCCGCCACCGCCGCCGCCGAACAGGCCGGCGATGCTGTTGATGACGCCCGCGCCGAAGCTCACGATCTTGCCGATGACGCTGGCGATGGTGCCGAGCACCGACGCGATGGGCTGAAGCAGCCCCAGCAGGGGGCTCAGGATCGGCATGATGGCATTGAGCAGCGACATCAGGGGCGGCAGCAGCGCCTCGACGATCTGCATGAGAGGGGGCACGAGGGGCATGATGACGCTGTTGACGATCTGAAGCGCGACCTCGAGCAGCGGGGTGATGACAGGCAGCAGGGCCGAGATCAGGCTGGTCAGGACGGGCAGGATCGTCGAGATGATCTGCGTCAGCATTGGCAGGATTGAGGTCAGGATGCTCACGATGGGCGGGAGTATGGCCTGCACGATCTGCATGAGTGGCGGGAGTAGCTGCTGCGCCAGCTCGAGGAGTGGCGGCAGGAAGGCCGACACGAGCTGCCCCAGTAGAGGAAGCAGGCCCGCAGCCAGTTGCGAGACCATAGGGAGCACGGTCTGGAGCGCCTCGCCCATTCCGACGAGGAACTGCTGCACAAACGGCATACAGGTGTTGAGGGTATCAGTGATGACCGGGGCGATGGCCTCGAAGGTGTCGCTCAGTATAGGGGCCAGCGCCGTCAGCGTGTTGGCGATCATGGACGCCATCGGAAGCAGCGCGACCTCTGCCGACCTCTTGACGGCCTCGAAGGCGCTGCCGAGGTCGTTGTACTTCACGTCGTTGATCTGTTGGAGAGCGGCTGCTCCGTCATAGGCTGCGGTCTCGATGCTCGCCAGCACCGGCAGCACGCCGGCCTCCAGATCCTCGAACTGTGTGCCGAACAGGGCCACGCCGGCCGCGTTGCGGGCGAGGGGGTCGTCCATGCTGTTGAGGGCCTCGACGGTGTCGAAAAATGCGGCCTCTGCGGTGTCTCCACCTGCTGCGAAGGCTGCGAACATCTTGTCGGCGTTTAGGCCGAGACTCTCGAAGGCTTCCCGGCTCGTGTCGCTGCCGTCCTTCGCTCTGATGTTGAACTCCTTGACGGCGTCGCCGACCTTGTCGATGGAGAACAGGCCGGCGTCAGCGCCCTCCACGAGGGTGCCGATGAACTGGTCGGCGCTGAGGCCGAGGGCCGCAAACTGCGGGCTGTACTCGTTCAGGGTGTCCAGCAGGTCGCCGTTTTTGTCTGCGCCGTTCTGCGCGCCCACGGCGATCAGGCCGTAGGCTTCCTCGGCGTCGATGCCGAAGTTTTTCATCAGGGCCGACGCTGCCCGGGCGCTCTCGCTGACATCGTAGTCGAACACGTCCCGCAGGTTGAAGCCGGCGGCGGTTGCCCGCTCCAGAGCTTCGCCGGTCAGGTCGCTGGCCTGCTGCGTTGCAGCCAGACCGTCAGCCACGTCGGCGAAGTCATCGCCGAGCCCTTGGGCGTAGATGTTCTTGACGCTTTCACCGAGCGCGTCCAGCTCGTCGCCGGTCGCCCCGGTTGCTGCCGAGAGCTGATTGATGGCCGTGTTGTACTCGTTGCCGAGGTCGGCCAGATACTTCCCGGCCTCCACGACCGCCTTGCCTGTTGCGACTGCGATTCCGCCCACAGCGCCGCCGACGGCCACGGCCTTCCAGTTGACGTTTTCCAGCTTGCCGGTGACATCGTCCAGCGCCTTGCCGAGTGACGGGTCAATGGTGCCGGCGAGACTCACGACGGCTTGCAGCATTTTATTTTTGGCCACTGGCGTCACCTCCTCCTATGCGGCCGGATGTGGGGGATCCTCGGCTTCGGGATCTTTGCCCGCTGCTTTTTCGCCTCCTCGGCCGCTTCGTAGTATTCGAGCAGGAAGTCGGTCAGGCGTTCCCGTCGGAGCTCTCCGACTGAGATGTGGAAGGCTCGGGAGTAGTCTCGGACGAGCTCTCCGAGTCGTTTTGCTCGGAGGGTGCCCCCGACCTCGTTGTGGTAAAATTTCGGCCGATCCTCACCAGTTCCATGACATCGGGCCCGCTGATGCGCTCGAGGTCGGCGATGTCAATGTCGGAGTTGACGGCGGTGATCGCCATCATAGCGAGGTAGAGGTGCATGGAGTAGTCGAGCTCGGTGGCGCCGGCGCTGCCGCCCGCCTTGTGGGTGGTGGCGCGCAGCTTCAGCGCCTCGGCCTCGGCGAACATTCCCACGGTGATCGCGCCGGTGTCGTAGGTCAGGGTCTTGACCTTCTTGCCGTTGATGGTGATGGGGTTGCTGAGTGTCAGCTTTTCCATGGTCGTTGTCTCCTTTCGTTGATAAAAAGAGGGACGCCGCCCACCTCGGGCGGCGCCCATCTGTTGTTACAGCACGCTGCGCAGGTCTTTGACGTAGTCCACGCCGCCGATGCGCATGATGGTGTTGAGCTGGTCGATCAGGCAGAACTCCTCGCCGGCGGCGAAAACCTGATAGCGGCTCACGGCCAGCGTGACCTCGTTCTCCGAAGGGTTGCCCGGATCCACGGACAGGCCCGGGATCAGCTTCGGGACGCAGCGCATGAACGCCTTGCAGCCTTCGGTCTTGGTGGAGCCGTCGGCGTACTTGACATCCTGCGCCCATCTGACCTCCAGCGTCTTGCTCTCGAGCTGCACCATGGAGCGCAGCCCCTTGTCGATGCCGATCTTGGTGATGGCGGCCTCCATGCCTTCGATCTGGCCGGTCATGGGTGCGGTGTAGGTGCCCATCGCCTTATAATCGGCGGTCACATGGGTGACGGCCGGCAGGGTGATGGTCACGTCCTTGGCGACGAGGACGCCGTTGATGTACACGGTGTCGGCGAGGATGGGGCCCTTCAGGTCAAGCCACAGATTTGCCATTACTCGTCACCTCCTTCGTAGTAGACAGAGAAGCCGGCGTCGGTGTATGCGACGTACACGCTCGCAGACTTGAGGGGCGGGGTCGGGGTGACGGCGATGTCCCAGCGGAAGTCGCCGTTCATGATGTCGGTGGTGCTGTTCTCGCTCTCGAGGAACACGATCTGCGGCTCGCCCAGCAGCGCGCCCATGCTGACATACCCGTCGAGCTTCTCCTGCTCGCGGTTGATGATCTCGTCCTTGAGCGCCCGGGTCATGGGCTCGTCGATGCGCGGGCTCCACTCCCTCTGGAAGTCGTTGGTGATGTGCATGAGCATACGCATGGACACGTCGAAGATCGCCCGGGGATCCACGTCGGCGCCGTAGGTGTAGGCGGCGGTGTGGTCGCCCCACAGCACCCACTCGCCGCCCCATGCGACGGCCGTGCTGATGCCGTTCTGCGTCAGCTCCTTGCCCTCCTGCTGGCTGAAGCCGCGGTTGGTGGCGTTGGCCCCAAAATACTGCTTGATGATGGGGATCGCCTTGTTGCCGCAGGTCTCCATCGGCACGCTGTTGTGGCTGAAGTCGGCCCGCATGAGCTCGACCACGGCCAGCGTGCTCAGATGGTAGACGTTGCCGAGGTTGTCGATGCCCTGCGGCCAGTAGACCTTGGATCTCTCGTTGTCGAAGGCGTTGCTTTTCTTCCACGCGATAGCCTTCTCGATGGTGTCGACCGCCGTGGCACCGACCTGCGCCTCGTCGACCTCGGCCTGCCCGACCGCAGAGGATCCGCTCACAAGGGGCAGATCAGCCACGACGAAGGCGTCCCAGTGGCCGTTGATCTTCTGGCTCGCGGTGAGCATAGCGTTGTAGACCGCCGGGCTATGGCTCCATCCGGGGGCGGCAATCAGGTTGCAGACCGCGAACTGCTCGGGGTAGAGCAGCGCGATGGAACTCAGGCCGCTGTACTCGCCGCCGGCCGTCACGCCGCCGATGATGTCGTCGTCCTCGATGGTGCTGTCGTCCACCTCGTAGAAGCTGGCCGTCAGGGTGCCGGTGAGCGGGGAGTCCGCGATCAGGCTGGTGATGATGACGGTGCCCTTGGTGAAGTTATAGTCCACAGCGTAGTCGGTGCCCTCGGCGTAGTCGCCGCCATCGCTCTTGGCGATGGTCATGGTGTCGAGGATGATGGTGGAGCTCGCAAACTCGGCCCGGCCGCCCGTGAAAGAAAGCCGCTGGGTGGTCTCGGTCGCCTTGCGGTGCTTGCCCGCAGACGGGTCGAGGACGTTGATGACGTAGATGGGGCCGATGTTCCCGAGGGTGTTGTTGAAGTGCGCGTTCATGACCTCGCAGAGCGTAAAGGTGCCCCAGTCGGCCGCATAGCCGAGCTTGCGCTGCGCGTCGATCATGTTGCTGAGCTTGATCGGCTCGTTGATGACGCCGGCGCCTGCGAAGCCGCGCACGAGGTTGACGGGTGCCGTGCCGATATAGACCGGCGTGGTGCCCGCCTGCACGGCGCTCTGTGCCACAGTCTCGCCGATGTGGCCGTATGCGCCGTAGAGGTATTCGTTTGCCATCTGCTTTTCCTCCTTTGCATAAAATTAGAGCAGCCGGCCGGCTGCCCTTAAAGCAGGTGTTGGTAGTCCTTCGGCGTGCGTGTCAGGGGCTCCTCGGCAGAAAACTCCACCCACGCGAACCAGTAGGGGTAGAAGTCCGGGACGGCGTCCTGCTCAGACACAGGGCCGAAGGTGATGCCGTCCTCCTTCATGACGCGCAGCGGGCCGATGTACTCGGCGTTCTCGATCATACGGAGGGCCGTGTCCACAAAATTCCATGCGTCGCGCCAGCCCTCGCCGTTTTTCTCGAAGAAGGCCGCGGCCTCCTCGTTTTGCCACTGGACGTATGCGCCGCTGCCGTCGTTTTTCGGTTTGAAGATGTCGCGCCCGTGGTAGCCGGGATCCCACGCAGAGAAGCAAAGCCGGATCTTGATGCTCCTCGAGCTCATGGTCAGGCTGTCGGTGCCCTCCACGATCTGCACGCAGACCGAGGGGATGGGGGCCGGCACCTTTGGGGGCAATCTGTCCTTCGACGGGACGAAAAGCGAGAACGCGGTCGGGTTGACCAGCTTGTAGGGGTAGGAGGCGTCGGTCGCGCTGTCGTCGGGGAGCTTGAGCTGCACCATCGGGCAGACGGTGGAGCCCAGCCACTCCCGGACGGTCTCGATGCTGTTGACTATGGACACGGCTGCACCTCCTTTACATGGTCACGGTCTGGCCGAGCGCGATGGTGGCGACGCCCATGTCCTCGCTCCAGTCGTTGACGATATACTCGCGGCCGTCGATGTTGAGCCCTTCGCCCGCCGGGCGCCGGGGCGGCAGATCCTCGACTGCTGCATACAGCATGAGGGACGACTCTGCCACGCCCAGCTCTTGCCCCCCTTGGCGTTCCTTCAGGGCGTTGTCATCCAGCACGACGGTGATGGTCTTGCCGTCGACCTTGTGCTCCTCGCCGAACTCGGCGAGGTTGAGGAACACGAGGCGGCGGTCGTCAGCGACCATTTTCTTGAAGTCGAAGGCCATTAGACGGGATCCGCGGCGCCGATCTGAGGGGGCTCCTCATTGTCGCCGGTCTGGTCGTCGTCGGCCTCGTTGGCCGCCGCCTTCGCCTCCTCGATGGCGGCGATGACATCGGCCTTCTTGCGCATGGCAGAGGCGTCCACGCCGTAGGCGGCCGCCACTTCCTTCAGCTCGTCGAGCTTCATGTCCTCGTCGTACTCAGGAGCGGCGGGCGCGTCGCCGGTCTCGGGTACAGTCTCGGGCTCCTGCTCCGGCTTTGCGGCCGGGGCAGGGGCCACGGGCTGCTCGTCGACATACTTGGCGACGCCTTTCTTGACCAGACGGGCCTCGAGCTCGGGGTCGAACTTCTGAGGCCCGTCCGCGTTAGTGATGGGGACGACCTTGCGGCCGTTGTAATAGCCGAAGGTGCCCGCGATGATCTGGATCATATTCGTGCTCCTTTCCTTGGTCTTAGGCGGTGGCGGTTGTCACGGTGATCGGCACGGTGGAGTCGTCCGTCAGCGTGGCCGTACCGCCGGTCACTTTCCCGGTGCCGTCTGCGGTGAGGGTGATGCTCTTAACAGACTTCCCGTCTGCTCCAGCGGGCCCGGTTGCGCCGGTATCGCCCTTGGCGCCGTCCGCTCCGGCGGGGCCCTGCGGGCCAGTTTTACCGGTGTCCCCCTTGGGGCCCTGCGGCCCGACCTGCTCGTTTTGCACGCCGGCCTCGAGCTTATTCAGTCTTTCGGCGGTGATGATGTCGCCGTCTTTCCACTCGGTAGGTGTGTAAGCCATGTTTGTCACTCCTTTCCTACAATGGCTGCGCCGACCGTCCCCCTGCCGACCGCAGCGGTGTCAACAGGGGGCGTTATTCCCCCAGTACGTCGGCAACGATCCACGGGTTTTTGTTGTTAGGGATCAGCAGCGGGCGGCTGGAGATGGTCAGCGTGCGGGTGTTGCCCTCGGCGCTGGACACATACTTCGGCACGCGGCGGCCGGCGTAGGTGTGGAACTCGCCGTCGGCCTGCTCCACCTGAGAGACGGCGCCGTAACAGGTACGGCCAGCAGCGGGGGCGGTGAGGATGCACTTGCCGCTCGGGATGTAGAGCTGATCGTTGCCGTCGTCGTCGGTGTAGGTCTCGTCGTAGGAGATCACGCTGATGATGCGGCCGTTGATGTTCAGGCGGGCCATGATGGACGCGCCGGGCGCCAGCTCCTCGGGGGCGACGGAGCCCAGCTCATAGCGGCGGTTGTCGAGCATTTCCTTGATGTCGGGATCCTCGACGATGGCGTCGGCCACGTCCGGGGAGCACACGAGGTCAGCAGCACGCAGGCCGCGTCTGGTCAGCATACGGGCCATCGCGCCGAGGTCGGCGCGGATCTTGGCGCCTTCTGCGTCCCACTTGATCGTCGGGGTGTAGGTGGCGGGGTTGGCGCCCTCGGAGTAGAAGTGGATCTCCATCTCGTCGCTCTTGTCGGCGTCGTCGGCGATGTGCTTCATGATGCAGCCGTTGGTCAGCATGGTCTCGGCGGCCATGGCCTCCTCACGGTTGGTAATGAGGTCGCCCAGCTCGTCAGCGTCACGCATGATGAGCACCTGCTGGCGCTGCTCAGGGGTGAGCTGAGAGTACAGGGCCTCGCCGAAGCCGCGCTTGCGCAGCTCGTCGAGGGTCAGGGTGCGACGGGGAGCCACGAAGGGCGGGGTATAACGCTCCATGGTGTAGCCCTTGCGCAGGATGGTGACGCCTCCCTTGCGGGGGGCCACGAAGGGTGCGAGCTTGCGGGTGCCGTCGCGGTACTCCACCAGCACATCCTCGGTGGCGAAGATGTCGGTCGAGTCGTTGGTCGGGAAGTATCTGTCACGCAGGAAGGTCGTCGCAGGGATGAGCTGCTGGACGGCCATGAGCAGCGTGTGGGTGTCGTAGAAGTTAAAAGGCATGATCTTGTCCTCCTTCTCTTAGTAGTCCAGCGCGTCGCTCAGCAGGATGCCGGCGTTGCGCATGATCTCCTCGTCGGCTGCGACGAGGGTGTAGGAGCCGTCGGTGGACAGCTTGTTCCGGGCGAAGTGCCCGGTGCGGTATGCCGTGGCGGTGACAGCGGCGCCGGTGCCGGTGTCGGTCTCGTCTGCGAGAATATAGACCGCCTTGGTCGCCGCAAGTGCGGCCGCAGCCGCGGACATCTCACCGCCGGCGGTGCCGGTGATGACAGTGCCGCGAGCGAGTACGCCCTGAGATGCGGCGAGGGTCACGGTCACAACGTCCGCAACAGGCTCATTTGTGACGATCAGCCCGTCATAGCCGACGGTGCCGAGGTTTTCATCCAGTCTCTTGCTCATTACTTCTTACCTCCGTTCTTGGTGGTGTTGTAGATGCCGACGATGGCGTCGACCTTGGCCTTGTCGTCGGCCTCGCTGCCTTCCTCGCCTCCGTTGGGGGCGGCTCCGACATCGGCGGCGCCGGACTCGGCGTTGTCGTTGGCGGCGTCCTTCAGGTGCTTGGCACCGAGGGCCGCCTGCTTCTGCATAGCCTTGAGCGCGAGCTGCTCAGCGGTGCAGGTGCTCTCGCCGTACTTGGCGTCCCTGACGAGCTGAGCGTCGCCCACGCTGGCGGCGATGCTGTCGATGGCCTCGATGCGGGCCCGCTCCTGCGCGATGGCATTTGCGACGGCCTGCTGCTCGATCTGAGCGACGAGGTCGGGGTGCTGTGCTCTCATTTCCTCGAGAGTCATGGGCTCATCTTCCTTTCTGTTTTCGCCGCCGTTCCCGGTCGGCTTATTTCCAGCCGCCGGGGCGGCGTGGATGCTGTTGATGCGGATCGTGCTCGGGACATTATGCAGCCCCTTGATGTTGTGCCGGATGCCGGCCACGAGGAGCACCTGCTTGTCGGCGCTCACACTGACATCAGGGCCGTCGCCCTCGAGCAGGGTGTCGGCAAAGCCGTTGTCGATGGCTTCCTGCCCGACCATCCATGTCTCGCGGGTCATCATGGTGCGGAGCTGTTCGACCGCGATCCCGGTCTTGGCGTGGTAGATCTCCGCGATGGCCCGCTCGCTGGCGTCGAAGTCCTTCTGGAGCTTCTTCAGGTCTGCGAGGGTGTAGTAGTCCATCAGCAGGCCGGCGACGCCGTGGATCATGACCATGCTGCCGGGATAGACCTGCACCTCGTCACCGGCGCAGGCGATGACGCTGGCTGCGCTGGCCGCGATGCCCTCCACGATGACGACCTTGTGGCCGCTCAGGCCCTTGATGGCGTTGTGGATGGCAATGCCGGTGTAGAGGTCGCCGCCGGTGCTGTTGATCTTGATGGTGATGTTGCTCTTGCCCTTAACCGCCGCGAGATCCTCCATGAAGCTCTCGGGAGCGATATAGAGGCCGGGCTCGGGCTCACCTGTCCACCAGTCCACAGGCTGACGGGCGACGACATCGCCATAGAGGACGATCTCGCCCGAGTCCTCGCCGACGCTGGCGATGTTCCAGAACTTCGTCGGCGTCTGCTGGACGACCTGCGGCCCGGCGCACAGGCGCGGGGTGTTACTCGTTTTCATGCTTGTCCTTGTCTCCTTCCTTGATGGTCTTTTCCACCTCGGCGACGATGGCAGCGCGCCGCACGGCAGCCGAGAGGGATGCGCCGGCCACTGATGTGCCGCCGGAGTCGCCGGTGCTGCCGGTGTCTCCCTGAGCCGCCCGCAGCTTCTCGTTTTCCCGGGCGAGCTGGTCGATGTTGGCGTCCCACTGGCCGCCGTTGAGCCGGATCGTGGCCTGCTCGCGGGTGGTGATGCCCTCGCCGATGGCGAGGATCTCGGCCGTGATCTCCTTAGTCGGGTCGAGCTGCCCCTGCGAGGGGCCGATCCACTCGGCGCCGAGGTAGGCCGCCCGGGTTGCCGGGTCAGCGAAAAAGCCCGGGGCGCTGATGCGTCCGCGGGCCACGGCCTCGGCGATGAAGATCTCATAGATGGGGGTGCAGAAGTCATCGACAAACCACTTGCGCCTCATGCGGAAGGCTTTCCACGCCTCCAGCAGGGCGGCGCGGCTGGCGCTGTACGAGCTGTTGAACGCCTTGAGGAGCAGGTCGGCCGGGATCTCGAGGGCTGCGCCCACCTGCTCGCAGATGGCGCGCAGGAAGCTGTCGAAGCCGCTGGCCGGTCGCTTGGGGTCGGCAAAGGTGACATCCTCGCCGGGCTCCATGATGTTGATCTGCCCCGGGCCCATCTCGTACTCGTTGGGATCCCGGCTCACTTCCGGCAGGCTGCTCCCCACCTCGTTGAACGGGTTGTCGCCGGCGCCGGCCTCGGTCTTGATGAAGGCCGTGAAAAAGCTCTCCACGACGGCCGCGGTCAGCTCGCTCTCGGTGTAGCGCCGGAGCTGGAGCAGGGGCTCGATGACCTGCGCGAGGTAGCTGACGCCTCTGTACTGATCCGGGCGCTCGCTCTCCATGATGTGTAGGATGTTCGGGAGACCTGTGCGCCGGCCGTATGCCTCCACGCGGGCCCACTTGGTCGCCGCTGCGCCCAGCTCGAAGGGGTAGGTGCTGCGGATGTGGTAGGCGACGATCTGGCCGTTGCTGTCCACCTCGACGCCGTCGTAGATGGTGTTGCCGTTGGCCGCCTTGCCGGTGGTCAGCAGCATCGGGGTGATGATGCCGGAGGTCGTTGGCGTGGCGACTCGGTCGGCCTCGATCAGGTGCAGGCGTAGCGAGTAGGGCGTGAGCGGCGTCGGCTCGTACTGCTTCACGACGGCGAACACGTCGCCGCTGACCAGCCACGAGGAGAGTGCGAGCTGCTGCATGGCTGCGAAGTTGTTGACGCCGGTGGCGTCGCACGCCCTTTTGTTCTCAGACCAGAGAGCGAACTCACGCTCGGCCTGAGCCTGCCATGCGTCGGCGGCCTCCTGCGTCATGCCGAGCGCCTCGCGGTCGATCCGACTCTTGAGCTGGAGGCCGATGCCGACGACGTTGGTGCGGTTGGTGCGGATGGCAGAGGTGGCGATCGGGGCCGCCATGTAAAGCATCCGGGCACGCTGCCGCAGGGTGTAGTTGTTGGCGTCGATGTCCTCCTTCGGGCTGCCGCTCATAGCTCTGAAGCCCTTGGTCGCCTTCTTGTGCCAGCTCGCGCCGGCGTCGCCGTAGCCCTTATTCACAGGGCGCGGCTGCTGCCGCCTGTTCTGTGGGCGGCTTCTGCTTTTTCTTTTGCTGATGGTGCTCACCTCCTTCATGGTGAAGATGGCCGAGTCGGGAGAAAAGGAGCGAAAACTCCCGGCGTCGGCCTATGAAAAAAGCCCCTTTCGGGGCTTCTTTCACCAGTCTCGGGGCACTACTCCCACAGCTTTTCGCGGCTTCTCGCCGTTCAGTGCGGCCTCGAGGGCTTCGATGTCTGCCTCGAGCTGTTTGATGGCGGCCCGGATGGATCCGAGGTCGGTGTTGTAGCGGGCCAGATTGCGCGAGCCGATGCCGTAGCTCTGGACGCCTCCGTCCAGCATCTCGGCCTCTCGCTTCAGGTAGAGCTCCAGCCGGTTCCTCTTGATGGAGAGCTGGTACTCGATTTGTTCGCGGGTCTTTCTCATTGTGGTGTGTCCTCCTTACCAGTCGTCGAAGGCGTCGGCCCGGTTGTGCCGTTGCCGCTGCCGTCGCTGCTGCGGGGCCTTCGGTTTTTCCTCCAGCCCTTGCAGGCGGCGCTCGATGGCGTCCATGTCGGGGTTGATGATCTTGAGGCCGGCGTTGGCGTAGTCGCGGCAGTCGAGGGCCTCGTTGCGGTTGTGCCCGGGCAGCTTCTCCCACGCCCAGCGGTCGCCGCGGCGCGTGTGCGTGAGCACCAGCTTCTCGGAGAGGAGCCCGTTGAAGAAATTGAGGTCATAGCCGGCGTCGGGGTGCCGGTTGAAATGGCAGTATTTTGGCCCGGGCTCCTGCACCTTCAGATTAGCCATGATCGTCGCCTTGCCGGCGTCGACGCCGATGGTGTAGAGCCAGCAGGTGATCCGCTTGTTGTCGCGGATCGGCACCTTGCTCGGGGGCGAGACGAAGGGGATGCCGTCGCCGCCCTTGCCCTTGATGGCAAAGACGCGCTTGCCGACGCGGGCCCGGCACGCCTCATAGACCTCTTGGGTGAAGTGGCCGCCGGAGTCGACGCAGGTGATGGAGATCTTCAGGCCCCGGCCGTTCTTGAACTTGTAGACATGGTCGACGACATCGTCGAGCCGCTGCCAGACCTCGGGGGTGTCCGGCCGGCCCATGATGTAGCCCTTGACGATGCCCCAGTTTTCGCCGTACTTGCCGTGGCCGACGACCTCGTACTCGAGGCGGTTGTCCTGTGTGTCCACGCCGCAGGTGAGCACCAGCACGCCGTCGGGCAGCTCCACGGGGGTGCCGTCCGGGCGTGTGCCGTAGTCC